CCCCACGCGCCCCCTGGCTTTCCAGGGGGCGCGTTGCTGTGTCAGTGGCTACCGCGCCAGCAGCGGAAGTGCCACGCGGTGACACGCCCGGCCGAGCTCGGCTGCGCGACGCTGGCCGAGCTTTCCCCTAGAAACGGCCGGGATCGGCTCGCACATCACATCGATCACTGTCAGTCGTGCCGGTAGCGCACCGCGACTCGGAGCGCCCAGAGATCGCCCACGCGCTCCGGCATCGCTACGAGTTTACATCCGTAGCGCTCCAGCACCTGCTTCATCTCAGCCAGGCATGCCTCTTCAGCGGCGGCGATGGCGTGGGCAGCCAGCTTGCGCGGGCTCGGCGGTGTTTCGGACTCGATCAGGCTGTCGGTATCCATAGTTCTCCTCACTGGTACGTCAACCAGAGCACAACGTCGTACGTACCGCTCCCGGCCGTACGCTGGAGCGCGATTGACGTGTCGGTCACGTGGATTGTGAGGCTATTCGTGCCGTCACTGGCAAGGACGGTTGAGCCCACGCCAACATTGGCCGCCCCGGACCCCGCTGCCGAGCCACCACTGTGTACAATATTGCTGAAGCATGCCACACGCCGCGTAATGGTCGCGGCGGGCAGGCCAGAAATCACCGTTACCGCAGTGGCACCAATATCTTCTGCGGCGAAGAAGATCGCTCCGCCCTGGTTCTGCGTTAGATGCAGGCGGGCGAGCGGACTGTTGGTGCCAATCCCGACACGCCCGCTTGCATCAAGGCGCATTCGCTCGACACCGGCGGTCAGCCACGCAATGGTCTGCGGTGATTGACCCGAGCGGGTGATTTGCATCCAGTTCGTCGCCGAGCTCAGCGCGTCGTTGACCGCGCGGAATAGGAGCTGTCCGCCATCAGCCGCAATGTCCCATGATCCGGCGTTGGTGCCGGCATCGGTTTCGATCATGCGGAACAATGCGGCAGTTCCGCTGATGGTTACTGCCGTCCCCGCCGTCAGGCTGCCCGACAGCGTCAGGCCATCATCGAGCGTGACACGCCCATCGAGCCCCTTCAAGTAGCGCAAGTTGTCACGCACGTGCGTGTTCATCTTGCTAGCGGTGACGACCTCCCCGAAAGACCAGGAAGCCGGTGTTGTCCAAGCCATATCGCCCCCTAGAATGCCAGGCGAGCGCTGCTATCCAGCGCATCGACTTCGAGAACCCAGAAATCGATCAAATCGGCGTCGCCGGGACTCGTATTCCAGACCCAGCGCCACTCGTTGCCGCGGATGGTGAGCGCGATCTGCTCGACAAAGACGTTTTGGTCGAGCGCGACTGACCCTGGCGGAATCGTCGCTACGCGCACGAACGTGCCGATATCCACGGCCAAAAGTGCCGACCAGGTGCCGGGCCGGGCGAGCTCGCCTTGGAGCTCGATCTGCTCAATGCGGGCCCGCGGATGTTTGTATCGATACAACAAGGCATCGGCATATGCTGCAGCCTCATTATCGTTTTCGATGAGCAGATTGTTAATCTCCAGCGTCCGCGGCCCGTAGGTCGTTGCGAGCGTGCTGTCGCGGGCCTCCTGGACGGTGCCGCCCTGACGCGCCACACGCACGACGGGATACAGGAACTTCTCGTCGTAGCGCAGCCGGAGATTACTGAACGGAACCGTTGACGCCGACAGCGTGATCCCCGGCGAAATGCCACCCAGCCAGCGCCACGAACGGCCGTGGAAGATGACCACGCCTGCGGCATTGACGTAGTAGAAGCCCTGCTCGCCCGTGGCGAGCCGCTGTAACAAGCTGTGCGCCGTCGCGCTCCCGCCCGGCGACCAGTTGGGGACGATCGTTGACGGGACTAACACCTCGCGCTCATTAGCATCAACGCCAACGGCGTCCAGGATGCGTTTGGCGGCGTCCCCCGAGCTTTCGCTCGGATAGTCGCTTGTCTCAACGCGGATTTCGGCCTGGCCCGCGTTGCCACTTGTCACCGTACGCGGCCGGATCCTGATGCGTGTGATCTCCCGCCACGCGAAGTTGCTCTCTAGCACCTGTGGCGTAGTACTCGTATCGCCTGACGTGGTGAGCCAGGCGACCAGATCGGTGGTTGTGACGCCCGCGCTCGTCGTTCCGTGGATCGTCAGTGAGCCCGAGGCCGCTTCACCGCCAGCGTGCACACTCACTTTGACTTTGCGATCCCCCCAGAACACGCCCTGTGGTGGCTGCCAGTTGAAAAAGCTACCCAGCAGATCGGCGTCGCTCGTCGTGCCCCACGGCCCATCATAAACTACCACGTCGTTAAACGGGACGTGAGCCAGCAGGGCGCCAATCATATCCGTGCAGCGCAGCGTGGTGATGGCTTGACCAACCAGCGGGTCGTAGGTCGGCGTCCAGGCCTGCGCAAAGCCGGTGAACAACGTGTAGGCGGTGTTACTCCACACCGCACGCAGCCGCACGCGGCGCATGGGCACGACGTTCGGGTGGTAGGGGCTCGTGTTGTTGAGGGGATCGAAGCGTCCGTCGCCATTTTCTAACGTAAACACGGCCGTGCCCGCCGCGTACGGGCTGAGCTCATCCGGTCGCCCGCGGCGAATGGAGAGATCATCGGTGCGCAAATAGGCGCTGATGTCAGTCCACTGATTGCTGGCTGGCACGGTGAGCGGGTTGCTCACGCCGAAGGCCACTTCGAGGATGAGTTGCGGGCGGTTTTCGTCAGGCATGGCTAGGTGTTGGTACGGAACCAGTCTTCCAAACCGATCCGAACCGTTTCGATCAGGTCGCGCTCGGCGGTGACGGTCCCAGCGATGTTGAGCACGACCGTCACGGCGCCAACACTCGGTGGTGCGGGTGCACCACCGAAGCCGAGACCAGGCAGAGCAGGCTCGTCCAGCATCAGCCCGGCCTCGAAGGCGGGTAAGGTGTGATTGAGTTGCTCGAGCGCTCGGTCAACTCCGATGAGGCCAATCTCCAGTGGCGTGGGCGAGCCAGGCGTGAGCCAGTCGGGGAGCGCGTCCCAGAGATCGCCGATCTGATCCATCAACTCCCAAAAGGCGTCCCTGACTGGTTTTACAGCATCACGCACGCCCTGCAGAGCCTGTTGCACAACCCAGATGCCTTCATTCAGGTCGGTCCACCACTGCATCAGGCCATCAATCGCCGCGGGCAGATGCTCGCCAAGCCACTCCGCGAGGACGCGCGCTCCCTCCTTGAGCTCAGGCATATATTCTTTTGCCACCGCCAGGATCTCTTCGCCAACGGGAAGGAGGGCGACGAGCAACTCGCGCTTCATCTGCTCAAAGTCGGTGCCCAAGCTCCCGGCTGAAGCGCCGAGCTCGTCGGTCGCGCCAGCGAGGTCCTCCATGCTGGTCTGCGCCAGCGAGATTCCGGCGACCGCCGCATCACCCAGATCCTCGAACTGGCTGCCCATTAGAGCAGCACCGGCCTGCATGCGGACTGTTGGGTCTTCAGTATCGGCAAGGGCCTGCTGTACCAGCGTAAAGGCATCGGCAACGGTAAGCGAGCCGTTGCTCAACCCCTCGTTGATCTCCTCCCAGCTTAGGCCGAGCTGCGCAAGTCCTTCCTGGGTTGCCGCTGAGCCATCTTGAATGCGGAGTCGGAACTCTTTGAACAAGTCGGCGGCCTTGTCTGTGCCGAGCATGCCGCCCTGGAGGCCGCTTTCCAGGACGCTGAAGAACTGGCTGGCATCAGCACCGCCGTTGGCGAATTGTGTCGAGTATTCGCCGATGCTGTCCAGGAAGTCGCCCGAGGCGTTGAGGCCACGCTGGAAGCCGCCGGCGATGAAGTTCAACGCCTCGTCCGCCGACAAGCCGAACTGCTCTTGCAGCGTGTTGACGCTGTTGAGGACCTTGGCGTAGTCCTCTCCGTAAACGTTGGAGAGCTGCAACGCCTTTGTGGCCGCGTTTGCAAGGTCCTCATCAGCCAGACTGCGCAGTTGCTGGCGGGCTTGTGCAATTGCATCAGCCCCTTCGGCAGCCGAGCCAACCAGCGCCGACGTGAAGAGTTGCTCGATCGCCGGCTTGAACGCTTCGGCCTCTTCGGCTGTGAGCCCGAGCTGGCTTTGGATCTGGCGTGTCGCCTGGTCGAAGTCCTGTGCTACGTCAAAGGCGGCAACCCCGATCGCGGTAACGCCTGCTACGGCGACCCCCGCGCCCGCGGTGAGCGGGCCCGCCAGCGCGGCGCCCATCCCCTTGATATCGGGAATGCCGCCGCCAAGTCCGCCAAGGCCCTTGCGGATGTCGCCAAGAACCCCGGAGACCTGATCCTTGCCCTTGATGATGATTTCGACGGGATCTGACACAGCTTACCTGCGGCGACGAGGATAGAGGCGAGTCCGCGGGAGCGCAGGAACGGCACGGGGCGGGCGAGTGCGGGGCGTTGGAGCGTACAGCTCGCGCCGCAGCGCGCTGACCTTAGCCTCCACTTCCAGAACTGTGAGGTCGGCCATGATCACCGGGAGGGGGAGCCGCCGGACGAGCTCCCGGTTCCCTCCGTAGGCTTTGCGAGCGAGGGTGAGCTCGATGTATGGGAGGGGCGGGGCGCTCCGCTTGAGCCAGAGGCTGTCCCAGAGAGCGCCCCGGAGCGTTTTGGGTTCAACATCTCCGCAACGGCAACAAGGAACGCCCTGCGCACCTCGTTGAACTGCGTCACCGGCACGCTTGCTGTTCCACCCTCGACCACCCGGTCGAGCATGGCGACCAACTCCTGGTTGGTTTCCAGGTCGAGCGGATTGGTGAGGATCCGCTCGACCAGTTTGACCAGGGCGGGGTAGTCAGCGATCGTAAGCCGTTCGAGGTCAATTGTGACGGCCATGCTTAGCTCCCCAGGCCGGTGCTGCTGCCGGTATCGGTCTCGACAAACGCCGGGACAAGCATTGTCCAGAAAAACGGGAGCGGATCGGCAGCACCCGCATTGGGATCGGGTAACTTGAACTTGTTCACCACGACGGCGCCGGCGGTTGTGCCGTCGTTGGAGGCGGTAAAGACCTTGCGCCCGGCTTCGCCGATCCCGAGTGGCGAGTAGCGGAAGTAGATCCGTGTTCCGCCAGGAGCCTGGAAATGCGTTCGGATCGACTCGTACGCCTCACCGCTCTCCTCGGTGTAAAGACCCGTTACGCGCACCTCAACTGGCACGCGCTTGCCGGACGTTACAATGCCGACATCACCCTCGAAGGTGTAGCCGACACCGGTCATGCGCTCCTGCTCGGGCACTTCGACCATGGTGATCGAGCCCGAGAGGTTGAGCCAGGTTGAGCCGTTGGTTGAGATCTCAACATCGCACTCAACGCCAGCCGTGGCCGCGGTTGTCTGTGGCATTGTTTTGCTCCTTCTAGATGATTTCGCGGATGGTCAGTTGGGCAATTACGCCCTCGTATGCTCGGCCTGACTCGGCCGGCCACTCGAAGCCTCCAATGGCGGGGAAGCTGATCTGCGTGACACTCCATGTTGCGGTGCGTAAGCTCCCCAGGTCTCCCAGGTAGGCGCTCATGTAGAGCGCTAGCACCGGTGCTATGTCAGCGAGGCCCACACCAGCGTCTGCACCCCGCCAGAACAACATATCGTGGACAGTCCAGTCCACGACGATAACGCCGCCCTGGGTACCCTGCCGGAACGTGCGTAGGCCCTGCGTCTGGCCGGCCCCACGCCCACCCGTGGGAATGATCAGCCGCACGGGGAAGCGGTGACTGTCCACCGCGTCGGGCAGGTCTGATAGTGCGAGGCCGGGGACGTTGTAGATCTCACCGTCTAACGCAAAGCCAATCGTCCGGTCGGCGATGGCCTGGTAGATGGTAGCGAGTTGGCTCATACCAGCCTCCGTCGCGCCATCACCCGATCGAGCACGGCGCGGGGCAGCGCCATCGGCAGGATGGTGACGCCATCGCCGGTCGCCACGGGTCGCGAGAGGTCGGCCACCTGGTCTTTCGTGCGGTAGAGCCAGGCGGCGAGCTGCAGCGTCGCGCCGACGATGAGCGCATCGGCCGAGCCGTCGGCGTTCTCTGACCAGCACCAGTAGCCAGTGACTTCGATCGCCCCTTCGGGACTGTCATCGAACGTCCAGATGTAATCAGCGCCGACCTTGAGTGTAAGGCCATAAAACGGGCCGACGTTGCGCGGCTCCGTCACGTAGGCCGATGGGGGGATGATGACCCCATCGCCATTAACGACCTGCGTAATGGCGGCCGCCACATCACAGTCGAACGTCAGCGTTCGACCGTCTACGTCCTTGAGCGCGTCGAAGCGGCGTACGGTGGTGCTGGCTACCGCTGAGGGTCGCCCGATGACATCGTCCAGGATGGCTGAGGCTTCGTCCAGGAACTGTTGCAACAGCGTATCCTCAGCGTGCGGCTGGCTGGGATCGCTGAACTTCAGATATGTCTTGAATTGTTCGAGATCCGCGTAGCTCATGCGGCCTCCAACTCGGGCGCTGGCACCTCAAAACGCTCGTAGCGATAGTGGCCTGGCTCATCCGGGTCCGGCCAGATGATCTTCGGGCTCGGGTCCATGCGGATGTGGCCACACGCTACCCCGAAATGACCAACCTGCTGGATGCCTGCCTTGCCTACATCCAATGCGAAATACCAGTCGCAGGCAGCGCGGCCGGTCGCCGGCTGCCGGAAGGCGATCTGCTCCAGCACGTCCCGACGGATCAGGGTGCAGCCCAGCCCGAGACCCATCACATCGCGAACTTCACCATTGCGAGCCAGGCGCTCGGCCTCCAAGGGCCGATCCTTGATCCAGCTCGCACCGCTATCCTCGAAGAGAATGCGATAAAGCGACCAGGGATGGCCCACCCGGCGCCAGCAGTAGAGCGAGTAGGCGACTGGAGCGTCACACGCCAGCAGCTTGCTGATCGCATCCGCTGGCGGCACGATGTCATCCTCAAGCGTGAGCATGTGCGTCCAATCGCCTCGCAGGAAGATTTCACGCGCCCGGCTGTAGAGATAGAGCACGTTTAGGTTGCCGGTGCGTCCCGGGCCCTCTCGACCAAACGGCTGATCGTTGGCCATGTCCAGGTGCTCGACTGGGCATGGGGCCGCGTCGATCATGCGGATCGCGGCGACAATCGCCCGTCCGAGACGACGGTAGCGCGGAGTAACAGCGAGGATGCGCGGGGTTAGAGCCATGTTTGTGCGTTCCAATAGCAGAGCGGGCGATTAACGTAGAGGGTCTCGCAGCTATTCACCACGGTGACGATCCAGTAGCCGTCACCGTCATAGCGATCGGGAATACGATGATCGCCGATCGCCGCGCGACTCGCAATGAGCATCGCCGCGTCAACGTAGCCCACGCGGGGCGGCACAGCGGGCAGGTAGCGATTCGGGCGCCGCTGCTGGCCGACCAGGATTGCACGCTGGCCCGCTTGCTCGGCCTGACGTATGAGCGCGGGCAAGTGGGGGAGGAAGTCAGGGTGGGGCAGGTTATCATCGTCGCAGATCCAGATCCAGCCGCCAGCGATCTGCTCGAGCAACTGGTTCTTGATCACCTGCCCACCCACATAGCGCCGATTGGTATCAAAGGCCACGTGCCATTGCAGTGCAATGCCGTGCCGCTCAGCATCGCTCAACGCGGCGCTGAGGCGCTCCAGATTCTGCGGTCGGCTGCAGGCTGTGAGCACGTGGAGGATCATACGAACACAAGTCCCAAGCCGCCCCATGGGACGTGATAGGCCTGCACGATCTCGTGCGTGGTGTACTGGCGCGAGAGCTGGATCTCGCGCCACAATTGCGGCACCTGGATCTCCGGATGGCGGCGGGGATCGGCCACGATGTCGTGGAAGATGATGACCCCGCCCGTCGCGGCCATCGCGCCGTAGCGCAGCCAGTCGGCCTTGACGGCGTCGTAGGTGTGATCCGCGTCGATAAAGATCCAGTCATAGGGCCCAAGCGCGCGCGCCTGGGCGATGACCGCTGGATCCTGGCTGTGGCCCGCCAACGCCGTCAGCTTCACTCCTTTGGGCGTCCAGTCGGCATACTTCGCCCGGTTATCGGCGCGCCGGTAGGCGTAGCTGTCGATACTGACCACATGCGCGCCCTTGCGCGCTCGGCGGAGCCACTGCTTGAGCGTCCCGCCGTAGTACGTCCCAACCTCCAGGACCCGACGCGGGCGACGCTCGCGATACAGAGCGAGTAGGCGCTCGAACTCAGCCGGGCGTTGGAACACAGGAACGTCCGGGTCGCCGTCCGTCCAGTACGTCTCGCGCGGGTCCTGGTAGGGATGGTTCATGGCTAGCTCACGATCTCGGCCACAGAGGCCAGATTGCTATCCGCGGCGAGATAGCGGCTGTCGCCGGCCAGCACGCCAACGGCGTAGTCCACGTTGGCGTTCGCCACGGTCGCGGTAAAGAACAGGTAGCGGCCACCATCCACTGCGGCCGCGACCTCTTCCGCCGTGACCTCGATCAGGGCCTGCTTGGCGCTGTCGCCCGTCTCGCTGAACGTGTCAGCCGCCAACGACTTGCTGGTGATCGCCGTGCCGCCACTGGTCGAGTTCGTCGTGTTGGCAAAGGCGGTCACATCGAGCGTGCCGGTCGCGGCGATGTCGCCGACGAGGATCACCGCTAGCGCCCGGCGGTGCACAGCCATATCGATCACATCCGTGTTCACGCTGCCGGCGCCGCGCTGATCCGGGTCGATTGTCGCGACCAGGGCGAGCCGCTCAGAGAGTTTCGCGGTGTAGCCCATCATGTTCTCCTGTGATAGGGTTGTGGGGCGCGAGCCCCGCCAAGCCGGACTTAGTTCAGGTAGATGAAGGGCGCGACAGCCGAGTTCGCACCGTCCGAGAGCTTGCGCGTGCCGTTGGGCCAGGGCTGGCCATCCACGCGGTGCACGAACTTCCAGGTCATCTCATCGGTGAGGAAGGCGGCGTGCTCCGAGGCCGCGATCGAGGTCTGGGCGCGGTTGCCGATGAGGTAGTAGCTCCAGTCGATGAGCGCCAGGTCGAAGACGTTGCCGGGGGCGCTCATGAATTCGACCGGGTAGAAGGGGCAGCCGAGCATACGGGCCGGGGCGCCGTCGGTCATCGGAAACACGAGCGCCTGGTTCGTGCCGAACTGCAGCGTGCCCAGATGCTCGACAGCCAGCGGGTTGGCGAACCAGACGGCGCGGCTGTGGCTGCCAGGCATGAGGCGCGCGTACATCGCGAGCAGGTCTTCCGTCTCGTAGACGGCAGCACCCGTACCGCGGGTCACCGGGTAGGCAGCGGCGTGACCATAGATGCCCAGCGGCTTGCCCGCGCCATCGCCACGCAGGAACGAGTGAAGCCGGGCGTAGCCGACGGCTTGGCCGAAGAGCCGCGAGAGCAGTTGCGCTAGCGCCGTGGCGCTGTCGGCCTCCAGCTCGTTCGAAGCCTTGGTGTAGCCCGCGTACTTGTGCGCGTTGAGGGTGAGCGGGCGGAACTTGGGCTGTGTCTCGGGCAGGCTGCCCGCCTCCTCGGTCCAGCCGCCAACCACGCCCGCGGTGAGCGCCGACGCGCCGGTCGCCGGGTTGGCCGTCTGATCGAGCGCCGGGATGGTGAGCGTCCGGCTCGACATCGGCAGTGTCATGGGTGCACGCGGCCCAGTCAGCGCATCGATGGGGTTCACCTCGGTTGCGAACTGCAGTAGGGTCGCGTTGAACTGCGCGGGCACGAGATAGCCACCGTCGGTTCCGTCCTGCTCGTTGAGCGCCTTGGTGGACTTGTAGACCTGCTGGAGGCGCTTCTCGTCCTTGCGCTTGATCGCGAGCAGGAAGTCGCCGAAGTTCTGGATCTCACCATCAGCGGTGCCGCCGTCAGGTGTGGCCAAACCGGTCTTAACGGCTTTCTCCTCGAACTCGACCATCGCGGCCTTGACCTGCTTCAGGATCTCGTCCTCCAGCTCGCTCCTGACAAGCTGGGCGGCCTCCTGTGCAAGCTCTTTGGTGTCGATGATTTGCGGTGTGGTCATAGGTTCCTCACTGGATGGCGACGGATGATGACGACATGCGGCGCCGTCGCGCCCTGCTGTCCCTTTTGCGGGACCTGTGGCGCGGCCTCTGGCCGGGAGAGTGCTTTCACGGGGACGGCCTGTGCACGAGGCTCGGCCGGTGTCGGCGTGAGCGAGGCATCTAGCTTCAGCGGCCAGCGCTTGATCCAGATCGCCTTGCCGACGGTTTCGGTTTCAATCAAGTGCTCGGCGGTGCCACTGGACCAGCCAAGCTTTGCCAGCATGGCTTCGTACTGCTCACGGTTGTAGATCACCGCGTCGATGAGCACGCCGTCAGAGACCGCCTTGAGCGTGCCCGTGCCGATCTTGTCC